GGTCATTACTTGTTTGGTTAATTCTGTTGTGGGTTTTGCCACGCCAAAGTTCTCAAAAAATACGCGGAAGCGATATTTGAGTTTAGGCATCAACAAGCCCTGATCAGCCTGGCCTCCCAGTGGAACTGACATTCTTGATAGTGATGAACTAGACATTTTGTAGGTATCTCCTGTTACGTTTATTTACCTGGATTGGTGGGTGATTTTTCACCCACCAAATTCATTAGGCTGCTTGTCCTGAAATCTCGCCAGTGTTCTTGATACGCAATGGAATATAGATAAATTCCACAGCTTTCACTGGTTCAATAGCAATGTCAACCCACAACTCATTGCGGTCAATACGTGCTGGAGTATTGTTACTCAAGTCACAAACCACCAAGTAGTCATAGATACCGCGTTTGGCCACTAAGTCAATCATCAATGAGTTGATGGTGTTAGTAATCTCAGCACGGGTGATGTCGTCATTGGGTTCAAACAAATACAGTTTACCAATTTCTTCAAGTCTCCCGCGTAGGAACGCAACCAGTCGTGATACGTTGATACGATCCAATGCACTAGTGATACTAGTTGTGGTCTTGTTACCAAAGTTAGTAATACCCACTCCTGGAATAAAGGTAATTGGGTTTATATCGTTTTCATACAGTACATCACGCAGGCCTTGCCCAACATTTAACTGTTGAAATTCACCTGTGGCAGCATCAATATAACCAATAGCAATAGCATTATCTACTACGCCTCGACGTGTACCAGCTGGAGCTAACCATGGATAGCTTACTGCATCGCTTCGAATAATGGTGCGCATCATCATGTGACTTGGTGCTGTCACAACAGGATTACCTGTTGTGTCTGTAGTCTGGCAGCTTGGGTAGAATGTACCCAGGTACTGACTAGCAGCCAACAATCCATCTTCTGATGCAAAACCTAATCCGCCATTGTTGGTTGCCCAAGAAGATACATCGGTACCAGTAGCAGGCAAACGCATTGGTGTATCACCAACAACAAACAATGTGTTGTTGCGTTCATTGCTGAGTGCAATCATGTTTGGAATCAACTCTGGGTAAGCAGTAGCGGCAATCAAACTAAATTGTGCTTGTTCTTCACGAGCAGCCGAGCTGGTATCAATACCAGCCTTCATTGCCTGAACAACCAATTGACGTTGTGCCTGACGACCGGACCACATGGCGCCTGAATCTTTGTTGCCACTTGCAGTTAACCATGTGTTGGTTTCTGTTATAGGTGTCCAAAAAGCAGTTGTGCCCGGAGTGTTATTAACGTTACCTCTTTGTAATGAAATATAATTTGTTCCCTGATAGCTAACATAAGAACCAACAGTATAAGTGGTACCACTGGTCCACGGATCTGCTGGATATGATTCAGCGTTGAAATAGTTGCTCTGGAAACTCTTAACATTGTAGCCTGATCGGCGTGTGTTAAACATCAGCATACCTTGTGGATACAGTGTTGGATTTGGTGCATCTAGGTCCAGGTAATTGCTGATCAACAAACTGGTAATGCTTGGAATTGCATCCATCACTGGATCAGTTGTGCCATTGGGTGCCCAACGTGCATCGGCAAACAAGATACCGTTTTGTGTGACTTGGTCTGTGGTGTCAATTTCAATCCATTGATTGACTCCGTCAACTGCTTGCCAACGATACAATTTTGGATAATTCTCTAAGTCGCTCGTGTCAATCCACAAATCACCAAGTACTAAAGGTGATAATGCCGAATCATTTTGAGTAGTAGGCGCTGTGGCTGCAATAATAGGGCCACTGGCATTTGTGTTAGTAAGAGTATATCCGCGAACATCATTGGTAACTGTGCGATATCCAACCCATACTCCATTATTCTGAATCATAATGTCAGCATCATTCACAGTGCTATAGTACCACAAACGTCCATTGGCTGGATTCTCATCAGGAGTTACAGCACTGGCAGTATATGTAAATGTTGGGGTACTTACCCAGTTACTCAATGTAACAGCGTTGGTAATACGTGTTGCTGGACGGCAACCACTAGTTGCTGTTGGTCCTGATGCAACAAATCCAGCGGCGTTTACCGGGGTTCCTGTTATGTTCTTCAATGAAATACTTCCGCCGGCGCTGTGAGTGAACACAATAGCACCTGAACTATTAACACTAGCAGACACATAAGGTGCTGCCGCACCCGACACTGCTGAAATAAAGTCAGAAGTTGTAGTGCCACTGATTGTAGCACGGAACGGGCCTTCTGATACTGCTTCACCAGGAATTGATGTGTATATGTCAAACGAATTGCCGTTGGCAACAGTAGGTGCTGTGGTATTTCCAGTAACCACTGTGGCGCCCAGGGCTACTCTTTCCAAAATCTCAAACTCAGCAAGTGCGTCAGTATCTCCGAGAGATCCAGCATCATATAACACATAGGTTGTGCCAACTGGAATATTTTTGCCGCCGCCTACAGGATCAAGTCCGTAGTTTGCCGCGGAGTCTGAAAAGTATGCTGGACATGCTTGAGCAACAAATGTGCCCAATGATGAACTGTATTTCTTTACTCGTAAACTTAGGCCATTGTTGGCTGGGCTTATGTTGTTCCATATAGAGCCTGTAGGGGCAGGTGCAGTTTGTCCAACAGCCCAGCGTGGTGCTTGATAGCTGTATGATGCAAGATACTCAGGTGCACGATATTCTCCAGCGGTAATACCCAAGGCTGTTAATAACGCGGCGCCTGAAGAACCTCCGGTTTGAATTGAAACCACACCGCCATCTAGCGTTGACAAATCGTTTGTGGCAAGTGAGTTTGCATAAAAAGTCAATTTACCGCTGACTGCGGCAGCAGTAACTCCGGCAATAGAGGCAGTATTAATTGCACCAGCAAGTCCAGCCACTGTATTGCTAACGGCTGCAGGAACAAATACTTCAACATCATTGATAAACATACTTGAGGCAGCCGTCAACGTGGTTGGTGTAGCTGTGCCTTGAAGTGTGGGCCAAGAAGTTTTCCATGCATCACTGCCTGCTTCAACCCAGGCGTTGCTGGAATTTTTGTAATAAATTGTAAGATGAGTATTTTCAGCACATGTAACTACAGCATAGTCACCAATACTGCCAACACTGGTCAACGGTGCCGGGTCTGATGCTGGGTCAACAATGTCAGCAGTATCAGTAATGATAATTGGAGTTTCTACTGTAAATGTATTGGTTGCTTGATTGTACTGTTGTATACCCCATACACTAGATCCAGTATCTAACCAGTAATCGCCATTTGCAGGAGCACCAGTTGGGCGAACCAAGCTAGCAGTTAATTCTGTCAAATCAATGTCAACACGTTGTACATAGCAACGATTTGTAATACCCAATGCTGAGTATGAAGCCAACAGGCCATATTCGTTGAGTTCGTAACCGTTGATTGGGGTTCCTGTGGTTGTTTTGTAGAAGAATGGCACACCAAAAGTGGCAGCCAAATCTCGTTGACTTGTGATTAGATAAGTCTTATTGGCATTGGCTGCCAATGTGCCGGCTGCAACGGTTACACCGTCTGAGCTTACTTTGTTCTGAGCAGTAGCGATTAAGAAATACGGTACTGTGTTTACTGCGGAAGGGATATACTGACTTTCGTCAATAACTGTTACTTCTACGCCTGGTGATACTAGAGCCATGGTCAATTCCTTTTCAAGATACAATATTTATGGGTATACTCAAAAAAGGTGCCGTTACGGTGCCCTTTGCCAAAGGTCCTGCCGCTAAATACCGTATGAGACCCATATGCCCTGCTTGTAATCAACGATATTGCGCTGTAAACTACACTCGTAACAATGTCACTCACTATCGTAGCCGCTGTGATAGTTGTACTAGAAAAAATCGTGGAGCAAAAGCAAGAAAACCCCGCTGGGAATCTGCAGGGTTTAAGAAAAAACTGATTTGCGACAACTGCGGATTTAAAGCAAGATACTCAAGTCAAATTTTGGTATATCACGTTGACGGTGACTTGAACAACATCAGTGTTAAAAATTTAAAGTGTATTTGCCGTAACTGTGTTGAGGCAGTTAACAAGAGTGACTTGCCGTGGAAGCCTGGTGATTTAGTTGTGGATACTTAACAAGGTAGTCATTAGTTCACGGGTGTTGCGACGAAGATCTTCTAGCTTGCCGTTGTTGTCAATCACATAATCAGCCATCCAAATTTCCAAGCTCATGCTAGACTTATCTTCTTGCGGCAGGTGATCGCTACGATCTACCCAGATAGCATAATCAAATACCTGTGTATTTTTCATGGCATGAAACTCTGACTTGTTACGCAGGCCGCAATAGATAGAATTTTCAGCAAAAATTTCCCTGCCCAGTCTAGCATAGTCATCTCGACAATACTCATGAATCATGTCATACCATTCTGCACGATGATTGTGGCGGTCTTCAAAACATTGAGCATAGCTAGTGTAACCATATTTGGGTTTGAGCTCTGCGTAAATAAACTTTTCGGCACAAAAGTCTGAACTGGAGCGGAAACTGTAACCAAATTCTTCACGTAGGATATCGCATACAGTGTCTTTGCCGTGGCGAGCATTGCCAATAATTAGCAGTTTAGGAAGTGTCATTTGAGTGAGGTTACGTTAAGGTGATCTAGTGTGCGTTGTAGCATGCCAATTTGTCTACGGCAGTCTTCTAGTGCATGGTGACTGGTAGCTGGGATTGGTTGATCAGGCCATAATGAGAACACTGTGCGACTATCACGTACCATGTAGTATTTCCAGGGCAACGGCTTGCCATAACTCTTGTAGGCATGCTCTAGGATGTTCATGTCATATGTAGGACCTTGCGCCCAGATTCTGTTGGAGTGCCAAATCAGCCGGCCTAAGCCGTCTAGGGCTTGATCTAACGGAATACGGTCTTGTTCATTAAACGCTTCGTCGCGCACCACAGCAGGTTGTGTGGCCCACCAATCGATTGTACCTTGATCAATTGCACGATCTTCTTGGCTTTCTAACGTGACTCTAGCATAGTAACTCTGACCAGAATAGCCTTGCCCAAACGGGTCAAAGCTCTGCGCCGCAATAGTTAAAATGCATGTGTCAGGGCCTGTTGCAAGCCCTTCTAAGTCAATCATCAAGTCCATGTGTTATTATAACACAAGACCCAGCGATATTCAATAGATAGTTAACCGATTACCCAGGTAAGTGGTTGGCTGGCATCCACATAGTTCTTGAGCTGTTCTTCCAGTGCCGTGATAGCTTCTTTGGCTTCGGCTTTCATTGCAGAACCATTTAAGGTGCCACCGCCTTGTGGACCTGCAATCGAACCAAACTTCTCACGTGCTTCACCAATGATCATTTTGCAGTTGGCAACCATGTAGTCTTTGATCCACTGCTGAATTTGAAAATCCTGTAGCAAGTTAATTTCTGGTTTTAGATTGTAGCACCAGAGCAATACATTTTCGCCGGTGCCCCTCGGGTCTCGAATCAACTGAATTTTCTTGGTAACTGGATTCCAAGTGTAGTTCATGTAGCCGCCGAACATACGTGCGGCCAGTTCAACGTACTGACTATAGAAATCGTATGTGGCAAGTCCGCCTGCTACGTTAAAGTTCATTAGGTAAACATTCATACTGGCCTGAGAGAATGGATCAAAGTTACTGGCTTGGCCAGTAGCATCACCAAACTGTCTGCGGAATATCTGGCGTACACTCACAACCTCTTGTGGCAACTGGTAGATGTTGACATCTTTGACCAATTCCATAAAGCTGTAGCTTTCCTCATAGGCGTTTGATGCACGTTGGCGGTAAGTGCCTATGGTTTTTTGATACGCGGCTTCATAGTGAGCAGGGTCCAACTCGATGTCAATAATTTGATCACCGAGTTGAAGCTTTACATATTCTATCATGTTTTGCTTGAGCATCTCAAGCGAGTTTTGTTGCTGTTCTGCCATTGGGGGACTCCGTCCCCTTTATTTACCAGCTTTTTAGAATGATCAAGTTCTCTGTGCCACGTCCGTTAAACGGTGTTTCCGTAGTGGTCAGGTCCTTGTAGATCTTTCTAGCGGCCGGCTTGCCTGCGGCACTCATAGCTTTGAGCACATCTGCTGGTTTGCGTAGAGTTTTTTGCTGGCTCTCTATTGTGCTAAACCCAATGATGGCGTTGCTCTTTACAGTGAACGCCTGCGCATGGCTGTCAGCAACAATATGAATCAACTTGCGTTTTTTGGTGTCATACAACCAAGCTTCTGCTTTGTCTACAAGACTTGCGGCAGGCAAACCTTTGAGTTTGAGCTCTGCAAATTCTGTAATACACTTGAACTTTGCGGCACGTTTTTCTGGTGGCACTGCCTTGACTGCACGTGGCTTACGCTCAACCTTTTTAATCTGCACATAGGCACCACAGTCTGAAATCACAAGCTCACAGAACTTTACGCAATTCTTTAACTGCACTTTGGTGAGATAGTTATAGCCCTGTATCAGATCCGCATCTTTGCCGGCTACTGCTTCATCAAACTCTACAAGTTTACGGGTCCAGATTTGTTTGATGTCATTGACCATTTGTGGGGCAATGTTTAAACTGCGCATGAGGACCACGGGTTTGTAGTCTGCCGTGAGTTTGGCACCTGACGCAATGAACTCGTCAAACAAGCCGTCTAGTTCACCTGCACACTCTGATACCTTTTCCCGGAGTCTATCTTGGATTGTAATTTTTGGCACTGAATCATCCGCAGGTGCTACCACTGCTTCTTCATCCTGCTTGGATTCCAAGATCTCTTTAAGCAAGTTATCCAATTTGATCTGTTCGTGCTCGGTAAGTTCTAGTCCTACCATGCTCATGCGGCACAGCCAACCTGTTGTGAGTCGGATTGAGCTGTCCGGAATGCGTTTGAGAGTGCGCACATCGTCCTTACGGCCATGTGTTTCCAGATAGTTTACAATCATCTCACGGGCATCTTTTTTACCATAAAAGTAGTTGTACCAAGAGAACGCATGACTAAAGGCACTCACGCGGCCTTCTGTAGGTTGCACCCGCCAAGTGGGCTCCATGCCCATGGCATTGGTATCCGCACTACGTGGGTTTAGGGGTTTGACGGGCTTGGTTGCAATCATAATATTCCTTACTTAGTTTTGGGCAAGTGTTTGACAGCGTCAAAAAGTTTTGCGGCACGTTTAACATCAAAATTTTTGTGCTTGTACATCCAGGCTTTTTTGCGCTCGGCTACTTCCAGTGCCTCTGCCAGTTTCCATTTTGTGTTAAAGTCCACTGTCATTATTATACGGCTCATGTCTACAATGTCAAGAGCGTACTCCACCCACTTTTCTGTGGCTTTTACTTTGTCGTAGGGCTGTATAAAACCCTTGCCTTTTGGTCCGGTGTACTTTGTTAAAAAGTTTGCGGCTTTCATATTTGCTCCTGTTGTGAACAAGTATGTATTATAGCAGGGATTGAGTTTTATGTCAATCCCGCTAAAAGTGTTGTTTTTAGAACACAGTACCGCGAAACTGCTCGTAATCGTAAAATGCTACTAAAGTACTATCTCGAAAGTAAACTGTGATGCCGCCCAGGTCCTCGCGAGCGTCCCATGCTGTCTGCTCCAAAATAACATTAGTGGCACGTACCTCAAGCTCGTCCATGAGGTCCTCGCCTGTGTCCTCGTAGCTTTGCAGGGCTTCTGCCTCATAATCTAAAGTGTATACTTCAGTATTATTAATTTGTGCGCTTTGTGCATCTGTAAGCATAGTGGCTCCCGTTGTTGTTAAGCCCTAATTATAGCAGTTTGGGAATATTCAGTCAACCGTAATGCTATAAATAACATTATGCCACGTTTAAGCCTATACCGTCCCAATCGCACTAGAGATTATCAATTTCTGGACCGCACAATCAGTGAAATGTACACTGTTGGCGGATTAGACCTCTTTGTCCACAAGTACCTGGGTCCACAAACTGGCGGCGAGGATTCTGTGCTCAGCGGCAACGGTGATGCTACTCAGCCAGTTTACGACGAACTCAACCCCATGAACATTCAAGACTTGCTGTTGCTTGAGAACCGAGATCGTGTGTATGACGACGACATCTATGTCATGCGTGGCGTTTACAATGCACAAGACATTGACTTTGACTTGAGCCAATTTGGATTGTTTTTAAACAACGATACCTTGTTTATCACATTCCATTACAATGACATGATTGACACATTTGGTCGCAAGCTCATGAGTGGTGATGTACTTGAAGTTCCAAACTTGCGAGACTACAATCCCTTGAACAAGGACCTAAGTAGATCGTTGCCCAAGTATTATGTGATTCAAGATGCGGCATTTGCAAGTGAAGGTTTCAGCCAAACTTGGTTGCCGCACTTGTGGCGTGTGAAAGCAACACCGTTAACTGACGCACAAGAATACAATTCAATCACAGACAAACCATTTGTGGCCGAGTACATTTGGGATCCAAGTGATTTTTACCCTGCAGGCGCTATTGTCAATGCCGGTGATGTATATTATCAGGCCAAAATTAACACACCTGCTGGTACACCGATTACCAATACCGATTACTGGCGTGAGTACACTCCACCTACCATCAGCGACAAACAAGGTACACGACAAAAAGATTATCAAATCAATGATGCTATCCTTGCACAGGCTGATGTTGAGGTTCCAAAATCTGGTTATGACAACAAACCCTTGTATGTTGTGCCTACTCTGTTGGACGGTCAACCTGCCAATCCCAACTCATTGACCACGGTGGATGGCACCACAGTGGATGGCACACAAGGCGGCATGAATGTTACACCAGATGGTTTTGGCTGGACTTCGGGTTACCTGACCGGTGATGCACATGCACCCAATGGCTTGCCTGTCACTGCTGGTGTCAGCTTCCCACTAAATGCAGTAGCTGGAGATTATGCATTGAGATTGGATTACTTCCCAAATCGCATGTTCCGTTACGATGGCAAGCGTTGGTATAAAATTTCTGAGAATGTTAGAACAGATCTCAACAACGGGTCAACCAATGATACTTTGCGGTCCAGCTTTGTTAACAATACATACACTGTACCAACAACAGATCTTGGTAACATTCCAAGTCGTCAGAGTTTGAGCGAGTTGCTTAGACCACGTGCAGACAATGGTGATCAAAACGGCAACAAGCCTGCTAAACCATTCCCTGACACAAGACCTGGACAGAAATCGAGTTAATAATGCAACAATTTTTTTACGACGAACAAATACGTCGCTTTCTATTACAGTTCACTAGAATCTTTTCTGGATTCCAGGTAGAGTACGGGCGTGAATCTGAAAATCCCAATTTGGCGGCCTTGATACGTGTGCCTATTAGATATGGCGATGCAAGTCGGCAAGCGCAGACTATCATTCAGGATAACTCTGCCAACTCCATGCCATCTACTCCGCTGATGACTTTTTACATCACCGGGCTGGACTATGATCGTCCTAGAATGCAGGAACCATATCATGTGCAAC